TCAAATCAAAGTGGGCTGGGGCGACATCCGGCACCCCGCCGGCAGCTTAGGGTGCAAGTGACCGCAGCCGGCATCGGCGAGGCCGAACTCAAAGATATTGATCTTGAGCTCGTCGTACAGCCAGGCGCTGACGAAGCCGCGATGGCAAAAGTGGGCATCCCGAGGGCGCTCCCAGCATAGTAGCGCTGCCGGCTGGCCACGCGCGAGATCCTCAATTCGCCGAACGACCGCGCGCGGGTCAAGCCTGGCAAGCTGGATCGTGTAAAGCGAAGCGTACTCGTCGACGGTAACGCTGCGGAACCAGCCGCCCGGCGTCAGCTCGCGGACCGTCGGCAGGTCCCGCTGGCCTTTTGGCGCCCAGCGGGCGATCGAGATACGTGCGATCTCGGGCGGCAGTTTGGTGTGAAAGCTCGACGTCCAGACGATCATGAAAAGGCTCGACAGCACAAGGCCTGGCCGCCAGAAGCGACTGGGCGATCTGAAAATCTAACCCGGGCGGGCAGGCTATTCAGTCCAGTGATAAGGCGACGCGAATTTCCTCAAGAACGGCAATGGCCTTCGCTGGGCCAGCGCGAACGCGCAAATATTCGGCCGCGCCAGCAATGTACGCTGCGGCCTCAAGACGAGCCGGTCTTTCTCCCTCTGCATCTTCAAGAATCCGCAGATCCATATAGAAATCCAAAGTCCTGCTCTCAAAAGGTGAGCGCATGATATCCGCGTCGGTTGCTGACTTGGGCGCAGTGCTTGTTTTAATGCTCAAGTGCATGGGATTCCTCCTCGGTTGAAATTGAAAAGGCCCGGCTGCTGGGGCAGCCAGGCATCGCGGGCAGGAACGCCTACTCGGATGAAAACAAAACGCCTGCACAATTCGGAACGCATGAAGCCCGCAATTCAAGTGGGCAGCCGCGGGAATCGCGTTGACCAATCTTGATAACCTAGTTACTAAACTGCGATCCCTCGGAAAGCAACAGAAAAAGTAACTGCGTTATCATTATGGACACTTTGCAGTGCAAAATGGCACGAGCAGCACTCGGCCTTGGGGTGCGCGAACTTGCGGCACTGGCCAATGTCTCGCCAAATACAGTTGCCCGGTTGGAACGAGGCGAGGAGCTGAAATTTTCCACCGTGGCCACGATCCAGGCCGCGCTCGAATCGGCCGGCATCGAGTTCATCGACGCCGGCGGCGGTAAGGGCGTTGGTGCCCGGCTTCGGAGCGCGGCCTGAGTTGTAACCGGCTTGGCTACACTCCTATCTGGCAACGTTGCCAGATCACGGCTCGCAAGATGACAATTTTGGACATGTCCAAAACTGCACGCCTAGCTTCCGCTCCCCACCGGGGGGCGGACCGTGGAAACCCATCGCCAGAAGCGTGAAGCCGTCACGGTCCATGTCATAGGATCGGTAGGTCTGGCCGTTCTGAGCATCAATATATGGGGTCTCCGCAAAATTGCGGACACCCAATTCCGGCTCCTGTTGCAGCAGGTTGTCGATGTCGCGAAAAAAAGCCTGCCAGCGAGCGTTGGCCCGTCAGTCGCGGTCCTAGGCGCTGATGCTTGCAGCGCCGGCGATCCCGATGCAGAGTCTCAACGGGATTGGGGGAGGCTTAGACTGTGGAATTTCTGTTCATCTGGCTTGTCTGTGCCATCGTTACGGGCATCATCGCATCGAGCAAAGGGCGCACAGGCTTCGGCTGGTTTCTGATTGGCTGCATTATCGGGATTTTCGGCGTGATTCTGATTGCATGCCTGCCCTCGCGCAAACCGCTTCCTGTTCAACAGGTGGTCATGGTGCCGCCGGCTGCAGCGGCAGTGCAGCCTGTCGAAGCGAAGACGAAAACCTGCCCAGACTGTGCTGAAGAGGTCATGGCCGGCGCGAAGATATGCAAACACTGCCGACACGTGTTCGTGGCTGACGCGCCCAGCCAACCAGTCTGGGACGGCGTGCTGCGCCGATAGATATTCCGGCAGCGCCTTCGCGCGTTTCACCACCGCACCGCACTTCTGGCGGAACCGCCGTCCGAGCCTTGGGTCGATCGCCGACCTTTTGCACTGCCAGATAGCTCTTCGGCACCGGTTTCCACACGGTCGAGCAAGTTGTGAAGAACTGAGTTCTTTCCACCAGCATTTGGCCCGCTCGTCTGGCGTGTGGCCAACTATATGCCCATTATCGGCAGTTATGACGTCACTCTCCCTTGAATGGTTCAAAGCTTTCTCATCGTTGCTGCTTGGCCTCGCATGGCCCGGGGCGATTGTCGTCCTTGCATGGTTCTTCAGGGAAGATATCCGCAAGAAACTTGCTCATGTATCTGAGGCTGGCCTCGCCGGCGTCAAGTTCTGGCAGCCGCTGACATCGCCGCCGAAGCTTGACAGTCCCGCTGAAACGCCAGCACTGCCGGCGCCTCATCGAACGGCGCTGCAACAGAAGATCGTCGACGAGTTGAAGAAAGAGCTCGATCAATTGCCCGATGACAAGCAGAAGATCGACGCGCTCGCTGGATCACTAGCTTTCACCCGCATGGTGGTGGTGTTCAGAGACATTTACGCGAACATATTCGGTAGTCAGGTTGATGCCCTCAGACAGCTGGCGACCGCTGGCGGAACGACAACGATCGACCGCGCGAAGGCGTTTTTCGATGAGGTGAAGAGGCTGTTTCCCGACTTCTACAGGAACGCCGACTTTGACGATTGGGCGAAATTTCTCATTTTCCACAAACTCGTCCAAGTGAACGGCGAGCAAATCGACCTGACTGACTACGGTCGGGAATTTCTGAATTACATAAGCGTGGACAGGCGTGGGGTAACGCGTCCAAATTGAGGCCGCTCGTTCTAGGCCGCCAGGTCGAGCACGCCCTGCGTCGCCTGCCATTCGAGCCATGCCTGTTCCGCCGCCTCCAGATAGCCGGCCGGCCTGGGCGTCCAGTCGGCCGGCTTCTTGCGCATGGTCCATTGCTTGGGGCGAAATCCCCAATGCTCAATGCCGACGAGCTCGGACCCATTGAACCAGCATGTGACGTTGAGCTTGGGGAAGTGTAGTTCCTTCGCTTGCCACCACACTGTATCGACAGCGACAGGGTGACGGTCGTCCCAGGGCGTCCAGCCTTTGCCTGGGCGATGAATGAGATCGTCGTCGCGCATGCAATTGCTCCGTTGGCGAGGCGCCGGACATCTGCCGGATCGCCTCGCCGTTTCGGGCCGAAAATCTACGGTGTGATGCCGGGCTGCGACCGCCGGAGTGACTGGTAATCGCCGGCACTGGCCGCGCCCCCGCCTGCCGAAATGCCGCCAAGGATGCCGTTGACGTCTGCCCGCGCCGATCTAGCCATACTGCGCATCTGTTCAAGCTTGGCTCCGAAGGCCGAAAGGTCGACGTCGGCTGACGTGGTGATCGGGTCCGCCAATTTGTTTTTCTCGATCACAGCGCTCGATAGCTTGTCCAAGATCGCGTCCAGCCCGGGCGGCTGGGCAACTGGACCGAAGTACGATGCAGGTGGCGGTGGCGGACTGGCAGGATATGAGCCTTGCAGGTGCGTTTCGACAGCGCCGGGCACAAACTCTCTGCCTGTACCGAACTGGTACGCGGCCGCCTGGCGACGCCGTGCTTCAGCCAGCATGGCCTCTTCGTCACGATCCGGCCTCGAGGGAGGGATCGACACAGAAGGCGGTAGCGGCTGCTCCCTGGCCCGCTCCTGGCGCTCGCTGCGCATTTGTGGAGCAAGGTTGCGGCTTCGCTTCCGATCGAACCAGCCACGGACAGAATCCACCTCGCCGCGGCCGATCGCACGGATGGCGTCTTTCCAGTCCTGCTCCCGCTGTTCATCGAGCACCCCGCCCGCATCGGGATACCGCCTGCGGTGCTCTTCGATGAAATCCTTGTTCGCGCCGATCTCATCGCCGCCGACCTTCTTCAACCCGGCGTAATATGCATCATCGTCGCTAAACCCCTGGTTGACGCTTTCCAGCACCGGCGAAATCACGACTGAAAGCTTGGAGCCGATGTTGGTTTTCAGCTTTTCCCAATTCGTCGCCAGCCGATCGATATTGGCCTGGGCGTCTTCCGTGAGCACCTTGACGTTGTACTCGATCGTTCCTCCAGACTTGGTGCGGAGCTCTTCCTGAGCCGCCTTGACGCGGTCTATCGCGGTTAGCAGCACGTTTGCCGCGCGCCGGCTGTCCCGATCGCCGAAGAGCTTTGACAGCTGCGAGGCGTCGCCTTTGGTCGCCTCCTTGATGATGTCGGCGAGGACGAGCAGGACATCCTCTCCGCTCTCGCGCGCCTTGCCGAGCCGCTTTTCGAGATCGATGCCGACCTTCTTGAAGTTCTTGATGACGTCCGGCGAGCTGATCTTCTCAAAAATGTCCTGAGTGGCCGTCGCGGCCTCCTCAGAGCTGCCGACGTAGTCGCGCATGACTTCGAGGAAGCCGACCAGCCGGGCCGCGCCTTCGAGCCCTTCATAGCCTTGGCGGGCCGCTACTGGCAGCAGGCTCGGCAGGTAGCGGGCAAGGTCGGAACCTTCGAATTTTCCCGAGGCACCGCCGGCCGCGATGATATCGAAGAACCGCTCGGATTCGTTGGCAGCGAGACCGATCGATTTGCGCGCGGCATCGAACGTCGCCACGGTGTCGCCGCCGGCGCCGCCTAACCCTTGCGTGGCTTTAACAACACCGTCCAGGCTGGAGCGGGCTGCTGAGAAATCGAACCCAGATTCGGCAAGAGCGTCGAATGCTGACATGACCTCTTGGATCGGAACGGCGTAGCGATCGGCGATCTGGCCCATTTCGGCCCGCATGTCGGCCATCGCCTCGCGTGATGCGCCAAGCTTCAGGCCCGTGCGAGTAAGCGACCGCTCCATCTCAGCAAAATCGCCATACGCCTTGGCGCCTGCATAGGCTGCTACCGCTGGCGATGCGACGCCAGCCATACGGGCTGAAATCGCCCCTCCGATGCCCATGCCGCCGGCTCGGGTGCCACGGACCCGTTCGGCTGCCGCGAGTTGTGCTTTCGTGGAGGGGTGGTTCAGATTCTTTTCCACCCGGTCCAGTGCCCGAAGTTGGTTCTCGACGGATTTAATCTTTTTCGACGCGGCGTCGTGCGCCAGCAGCCGGATATTGACGGACATGTCGGCCATTAGAATTGCCCTTCTACCCAGGCGTCCACCGCCAGCTTGATCTGCGCAAAGTTTTCCTCGCTGATGCCCATGAATTCGCGCGCCGGCATGCGGCTGGTGCCGCCCTGGAGAAAGCCAGCATACGGAGCCGCGCCACCGCCTGGGAAAACTTCGGCCCAATTGGCGCCGTGGTTCATGCCGATTCCGCCCATCAGCCAGCCTTTGTCCTGCAGAATGGCCGTGCTGCCTCGTTTCTGTCGAATCGTGGAAGCCTTCAGCGGTGGCCACGCCGCCCCGTCAGGCGATGTCTTCTCCGACGCAATCCGGTGCACGGTTTGGCCTCGCACCAGAGTGCCCGCCGTGGCCATCAGGTCGCTGAAGCCGCGCACACCAAAGGCGTTCAACGCGGCCGCAGCCTTCTCGGCGTCAATTCGGATGACGACGTCAACCATGCAGGCCACCGTGCGCCGCGGCAGCGCGCAACAACCGCCGCTGCAGCGCCGTGACAAGGTGGAAGGACAAACACCCCGCCATCACTCTTTGCCCCAGCGAGCATTTTGACGGCGTCGATCGCGTCGAGGGTGACAGCGGCACTTGACAGGCTATCATTTAGCGCCCTTTCATTCGGTCGGCGACGGTTGTCATGTCGCCCGCCAAGGCATTGGCCGCCTTCGTAAGGATCTCGATTTCCTCGTCGCTGAAGTGTGACAGATCCACCTTTGAAGCCATCTCGATCGAGGCGCCGCGCCTTCCGGTCTGCTCGATGTAGCGCGAGTAGCCGCGCTCTTTGCCCTTGGTCTCCAGGTACCACATGCACGTCTTCGGGTCGCCGCGCTGTATGAGTTGCAGCAGCTTCGACTCGGCGAGATCGAGCACATCCTCTTCGACTTCGGCCTCGAAGGCAGCTAGCATGGCGTGCTTCTGGATGAAGCGTGAAAGCGTGCTGGGATGGACACCCAGCAGTTGAGCCGTTGCCGATCTGATCGCAGCGCATCGCTTCAAGGCGTCCTTCGTCGCGGCGATCGTGAGTTTCCGTTTCCGGCCCGCCTTGGCCACGCTCACCTCCCACAGGATTCTGCAACTTTTCTCGCGCGCGTGCGCGACTCGAACGACTTTTGCGCGGACCAAAAAAACATTTATTTGAGACGATGTGTCCGGATTTGTGTCTCAAATCCACAATTTTCGCCGCCATTGATGCTTAAGCTGTTGAATTTTATTTTGCAACCTTGCTGCGGGCATGTGTTTGTGGATTATGTGCTCATCTCGCCACTTCATGGAACAGTGGACTGATCCAAGAGGAGGACTACTGATGAAGCTCAAGACAATCGATGTGAACGGCACCACCTATGCGGAGGTGCGGGACGGCAAGCCGGTGTTTCTCCATGGCGGCAAGGAAGTCCCGTTCGACGCCGCCGAAGCAATGGCCAAGATTTCCTCGCTCGAGAAGCGAACGGCCGAATTCGACACCGAAAAGTTGGCGAACGCCTTCGTGAACTCGAAGTTCATCAAGGAGAAATTGACGTTGCCGGTCGACATGGTTCAGGCGACGTTCGGTGGCCGCTTCAAGAACGAGGACGGCAAGCTCGCCGCCTACGAGCCCGCCGGCGGCAAGATGTATTCGCGCACCAGACCTGGCGAACTGGCTGAGTTCGACGAGGCGCTGGAGCGCATCATCGATGCCTACCCGTATCGCGACACGATCCTCAAGGCATCTGGTGCGAGCGGCGGCGGCACTGGCCCGCTGAATCCGCCCGGTGATAAAGGCGCGAAGGTGCTGACACGTGCCGAGTTCGACAAGCTCGATCCGATGGCTCGGGCTCAGAAGATGAAGGACGGCTTCAAGATATCCGACTGATCCTCCGGATTCCTCGGCTCAATATTTGAGTCCCTTCGGCGTCACGAGCGCTTGGGGGCGCACCTTGTCGTCAACCAGGGTCGTCTTGACTTCGAAGTTGCCGAGCTGGATTTGCTGGATACGCGCAACGAGGTTGCCGCCCTGGTAGAACAGGTAGTTTTCCTTCAACCACCTGATGAACAGGTTGGGCCGGCATTTGAGGGCGCGGGCGGCGTTTTGAAGACCGTACAGCCCGTCGGCATTGAGATAGTTGTCGTAGAACTCGGCCTTCGGCTTGTTTGCCTCGACCTTGGCCTCCAGCGCCAGAACCTTCTCCGTGTAAACCAGGAGAAGGCCGCGCATATGCCGAAATCTGCGTCCAGCCACCGGATGGACGGTTGACTTCGATCGATGTCCTTGACGCCTTGAACCTTCAGGATTCACGCGCGGTCAAGGCCGCCGTGCTTCGTTTTTTTTACCAACCGCCGGCCGCTTCGACCACATGTTCAACGCCGCCGTCCGGCTAGGATTGCCGGTACAGACGGCGATGGAAATGCCGGTCAACGCGATTGTGCGGTGGCTTGGGTCGCAACTCGAAGGTCTTCAGAAGCCTACTTGAGTAATTCGCCGTTAACCGTATAGGGTGCATCCTGAACAAGGGTGGGGGTGCACTGTGGTACTACTGAAAGGTCTATTGTCGGCCTTGTTGCTGACTATTGCGGCGACCGTGGCAGCTGTTGGCGGCGAAAGAGCAAAGGAGTATTGCCCGAAAGCAGTGCTTAGCTACGATCGCTCAATGCCCGTGAGCAAGGTGTTCAACTACAATACGGGGGACTGCATTTTCACGGTTGGACTACCACCGAAGTTTGCATCGGCCGACCCTTGGACGAGATCAGGGCTGGCTTTGGCTTCGGCCGCTGCTGCGGAAGGCGAGGAGAGGTCGGCAATCCTCCGGGACGCTTTTGTCCCATCTCTCCTCGACGGAACATCGCTCACATTGAAATCCCTTGAGACTGGAGGAAGCGATCTGCTGGAAGTTATTCAGGCGCAGCGGGAGAACTTCGTGACGTGCGCGTCTGATGCGCTGGCTGGTAAGAGCCACTTGCAGAAATTCGACAGCGGCTCCCTGGCCTGTGGCGTCAAGGAGGGCCGATTTGCCCTGGCTTTGACGTTCAACGATTTCACCTTTGAGTTCGCGACGGCAATATCCTAGGATGATGGTGCCATGGCTGACGGGATCTGGAAAAAGTACGGCGCCGGCAAGTTCATCGATGACGTCCGTGCTGCCATCGTCGGCATCGCTGTGGGTTGGGGGACGGTCGCTTTCGCGTTCCCGACGGTGATCGAGCATTTCGTCAAAACGAACAGCGCCGGATATGCGCAGCCACTTCTCTCGCTAACGGAACAGCTTGCAGTCGACGAGGCTCCGGCAACGGTTCGTTTCGATCCGCCCACCCTCGACAAGATGTATGTCTGCGAGAGCGCTTACGTATCCGGCGAGACAAACAGGCAGATTTTCCTGAGCTATATAGACCGCTACCCCATGTGCTTTGACCTCGGAGAGGAGGACAAGGCGAAATACGTGGTGCGCCTCAATCGAACGTCGGCAGCGGTTTCGGAAAAGAACGGCGAATTTTTCTGTAAGTGCCCCAGTTGACCTGATCCCGCACCTTTGCGTAGCTCGGAAAGGTGCATCTGCTGAATGATCTTGTCCGCTCCGGCAAGAGCGGACGCGCGGCGGTCGTCAGGCAGCGCGTTAATGCGATCTCGGGCGGTCTTGAAGTCGGTCTTCTTGAGCTTGGCCATATCCGTCACTCCTGCCGTCGGGACACCTAGGCGACTTCCAGCGTTGGTATCGCCGACACGTCGACCTCGCGCTCTGCCCGTTCGAGATCGTACCGCTTCTGCAGATTGAGCCAGAGGTTCGGGCCGTTGCCGCACAGCTTGCCGAGACGCAGCGCCATCGCCGCCGTGACCGGCTGCTTTTCGTTGATGATGTCGTAGAGCGTCTGCCGGGAAATGCCGAGCAGATCGGCAATCTCCGACTTCGGCTTGTCGAGCGCCGGCAGGATGTCCTCGCGGAGCAGTTCGCCGGGGTGCATCGCGGGCAACCCGCGCTTGATCTTGGTGCTGGTCATCAGTGATAGTCCTCCAAGTCGACGTCCACGGCGTTGTCGCCGTCCCAACTGAATGTGATCCGCCAGTTTCCGGTGACGCGAACTGAATACCGTCCCCTGTCCTTGCCGACTAGCGCATGAAAGCGAAGGCCGGGAAGATTCATGTCCTCAGGCTCACCTGCATCGTCCAGAGAGCGAAGGATACGGCCGACGCGCTTGCTGTCCTGCACGCTCAATCCGCGTGAATTGCCGGTCTCGAAATACTTCTGTAGCGGCTTGTTCCGAAATGACTGGATCATATCGATTTGTAAGGCACAGGCTGACGTTTGTCAAGTGGTGCCTTACATATCACATCTGGCAACGTTGCCAGATAGCCGAGCGCTATTTGCGAAAGAACTCGGGACCGGCGTCGGCGCGATAGAGCTTGCCGTCTTTGTCGGAGTGCCAGGGATCGCCGAACAGTCTTGGCGATTTGAGCGGCTTCGCGATCTTCAACGCGCAGCGAGTCGCCCGGCGCTCGCGGCGATGCTCGGCCACCTTGAACAGCTTGTCGCTATCGGCCGCGATGCCGGAAATCTGTGTCTTTCTGCGCGATCGGGACATCGGGTGGCTCTCATGCTTGGCGACCTCTAACGGCAGGTCGGGAGAGAGGTCAATCTGGTGCCGCGCTGTCTTTGATCTGGCAACGTTGCCAGATGGAAGAGCGGCCCGAATTTAGCCACTGGCGTTTAGCCCGAGTTTACGCCGAAGCCGTTTGATTTTGCGGGAGATGATGCGGACTTCGAGGAAGGATCTTGCGTCCGCCAAATAGTCGGTGAGAATTTCAATTTTGAGTGCGGTGGTGTAGTAATAAGGAATGACACGCATTTGAAGAGTTCTCCGGCAAAAAGTATAACAATATCAATATCTTATGATAATTCTGGCAGGAAGCAAGAAAAGATTTCCGAACTGAAGGACGGGAAATCTTGACGTTATCTCTTCCTTCCACCGGGCGGCCGACAGCAAAGTCTTAACGATAGCCTCTTAGCCTCAGCCCAGGCCACTGGCAGGGCAAGGTTTGAGGACGTCATCAGCAGAGATCGTTGCGGCTGCGACTGCCGCGATTTTCGGCCAGCCGATGATCACGAACGTCTTTCGATCGGTCATCGTCGAAGCAATCGTCGCGGCTGCTCTCGGCGACGCTTGGGAATGGTCTTCAGCAGACTACGCCGCCTGCGATTTCAAGCGAGCCGACGGCCTGCGGCTCGAGGTGAAGCAGAGTTCTTTGCGCCAGACGTGGAGCACGAAGCTTTCGCGGCCAGCGTGGGATATTGCCGCGCGGATGGGCTACTGGATTGGCGGCGTCGAATGGGTTTCGGCGCCGGGCCGCAACGCGGACATCTATGTCTTGGCGCTTCACGGCGTCACTGATGCATCTGCGGATCATCGGGATCCGCGGCAGTGGTCGTTTTTTGTCGTCAGCGCCGATTGCCTTCCCGATCAAAAGACCATCGGCCTGAACGGCGTCTGCCGCCTAGCTCAGCCGGTCGTGTTCGACCTGCTCAACGAAGCCGTCAACACGGTCGCGCTGAAATTGGGAATGGGAAGCCGCCATACGCGCGTTGGCGACTGATCTATAATTTTGGGAGGCTACGAAGCTGACGCTAACCGGCGAAGCCTAGAGGCGGCAATGCGCGGCAATCAGAGGTCGCTCACTTCCTACTCTCGGATGCGCCGATCCGTTAGCAATGCTTGGCGGCGAAAGCTTCGACATCCTCGAGCGAGGCATCGTATTCGTGCTGACAGCAGCCGGCGACGACGTTGTTGCGGTAGTCGGTGATCATGTACCCGATACCGCGCTCGCGCGGGAGCCAGGATCGCGCCCGAACCTTGGCGAGGCGGTAGTCATGTTGCGCCAAGCGACGGCGCGCGCGTGCGGCACACTTCAATCTGAGACGCGGGAATGTTGCCGGTAGGGCAACACTGATCGAGAAAACAAAGTCGGCGTGCCAGAATTGACCTTCTTGGCATTGGTTTGAGCGCGTCGACCTTTTATCAAGGCGGACCGGACTTAGCCGGCCCGACGCTAGGATGCTGGACCTCAGAATGAACCTCAAAAACGCGCTCTCGACGGCCAAGACCGAGGAAGACGTTAAAGACGCGTACATCAAGGCGCTTGGGCTCAAGCGCTACAACAAGGGTCTGGTGGATATCCAGGCTGAAGAGATTTGGTTCGAGGCGAAAGCCGTAACTACGCCACCTGTCGTCATGTTCGGACAGCTGCTTTTTTATCTTCGTGAGGCTCGAAAGGCCGGCGACCACATACCGGCGTTTCTAGCCGTTATTGATCGCCTGAAGGCCGCCATCCTACCTACAGAATTGGCGCTACCCATCCTTAAAGACAAGACCATTGTGTGGCCTAAATCAGGCTCACAAGCGGGCAAGCTCCTGGCCGCGCAGATCGCGCCCTACATCGAAACGCATTTCGTAGTGTACGATGTTGCCACCCATGAAGCCGAGTTCAAGAAGGCGGTAAAGTCCGCGATCTCGGAAGGGAAAATCATCCGAACTCCGATCACGCCCGACAACCTGCGGCAGGTGTTCGACAAGTGGGTAGCGATGATTGGAAGTGAGCTTGGCGATGTGGACGAGGCCGATTATGCCGTGCTCTTTTTTGCTGACGTCATGCATGACGGTAAGAAGGCTGCGATGCGCGACCTGCCCGCCAAGCTGCTGCACGATGACGAAAAGCCGGTCTTCCTCTTGAACGGGGTAACTTATGAACTAGCGAGTCTCCATGGTTACCGGTCATTCTGGGCAATCTACCACCGCCCCCCGGAGGAGGAGCATCGGCGCTATTTGCTTGAAAGGCGCGATAGCCTGCTCCCAATAGACGAGCGAAGCTTCAAAGGCGCTTACTACACACCGCTCCATATCGTCGACAAAGCCTATGATCAGCTTTCCCTCACGCTGGGAAAAAACTGGCAGCGCAACTACATCGTTTGGGACATGTGCTGCGGAGTTGGCAACCTTGAGGTCAAGCACAGCAACTACCGCAATATCTTCATGAGCACCCTCGATAGGGCCGATGTGGAAGTCATGCGTGCGAGTCAGACATGCGTCGGCGCAACCATTTTCCAATACGACTACCTGAACGACGATATCTCCGACTTCGGCGAGATCGACTACGCTTTGACGAACAAGGTGCCAGCCGAGCTTCGGCAAGCCATCGCCGATGCAAAGGCAAGAAAGAAGGGTGCGAAGAAAATACTCGTCCTGATCAATCCCCCGTATGCCGAGGTGACCAGTGGCGGCAACACAGTCGCCAATCTCGCAGAGGGCACGAGCAAGGCGGGCGTCACGGCCACGATGGTCGCGAAGACGCTGATGTCCGAATACGGCAAGGCAACCAACGAATTGTTCATGCAATTCGTGGCGCGCATTCACAAAGAGATTCCGAATGCGACGCTCGCGATGTTCAGCAAGCTGAAATATGTCAGCACTCCAACCTTGGACAGTTTTCGTGACAAATGGCGAGCTAGATATCTTGGCGGCTTTGCCGTTCACAGCCGGGCATTCGATGGTCTGAAGGGCGATTTCCCGATTGGCTTCCTCATTTGGGATACGAGCAAGCATGAGCCGATACAGGATGTGGATGTTTCGGTCCTCGACCGGTTCGGCAACACCATCGGACAGAAGACTTTTCAAAACTATGACGGGCAGCCTTTGCTGACGGATTGGGTTCCGCGACCTCCCTCGAATTCAGATCCCGTAGTTCCTCTGAAGAACGCTGTAATCCCCGCTACAGCCGGCAAAGATTTGCGCGGGACGCGATGGTCTGATGAAGCAATAGGTTGGCTGAACTGCGCAGGGAATGACCCTCAGAATGCGGACTCCAAGACGATGTTGTTTTCCTCAGGATACGGAAGCGCCAGAGGATTTTTCGTCAACCCGCAGAACATCGACAAAGCGGCTGTCGTTTTTTCGGTCCGACGCATTATCAAGCCTACTTGGCTCAACGATCGGGACCAATTTTTGCAGCCAACGAAAGTTTTGTCAGATGGGTTCAAGACCGATTGCCTGATCTGGATGCTGTTCAATGGCGCCAACCTCAGTGCGGGGGCCGACGGACTGAAATGGGGTGGGCAAAGCTGGAGTCTCACGAACCACTTCATACCGTTTAGCGAGAAGGAAGTTGGAGCCTCTAAGGGGTTCGCGTCGAACTTCATGTCGGGCTATCTCAAGAAGCGGAAATTGACCGCAGAAGCGAAGTCAGTGATGGACGAGGGACGCAAGCTGTGGGCGCAATTCCACCATTCGTCGTTCGGCCGTAGCATCCGCGATGAATATAAGCTCAACCGGCCTGACGCGGGTTGGTATCAAATTCGCAACGCCCTTGAGGCCAATCGCAATAACCAGGTCGTCGATTTTGAGCCGTTTAAGCTGGCCTACAGAAATCTCACTGAAAAGCTCCGGCCGCAGGTCCATCAATATGGGTTCTTGTCTGAGTGACAGTGCTTTGGAAGGCCTTAGGATCGCACTTGATGGCCCGAGGAGGGGAAAGAAAGGAGTGAGGCTCAAACTCGCATGGGTGAGGCCCGTAGCCGGGTAATCGGGTTCGAAGACCGTATTCCGATTGAGTTTACCATCGCCGGGGCTGCGACACCGCCGAGAAGTTGCTTCCGCAATGACATTTCCTGGCCCTTCCCAATCGGCAGCGCCAGGAAATCAGACCCCAGCCCTTCGGAATGATGCTGCGTCGCGGCGACGTTATTGGCCCTTCCTAATCGGTAGGGCCAATAAACCGGCTCAAATGCCTCCCTTGCGAACACCTGCAGCCGCTTGATCTGCGCTTTGCCGGATCCGCTTTGCAGCTGCGTGGTCGGTGCAGAAGCGCTCGTACACAGCAGCGACGCGGGCGCGCTCGGCGAATGAAGTCGGCCTGGTTCATCTGACGCACCCTTTCGGCGGCGCGCGGCCATCGATACGCGCGATTTCGGCAATGACAGCGTCGTGAAATGCAAAGATGTGCTCCCAGGCCGCGTCCTCACCGAGACCTCTGGCGGCTAGCTCCCGCTTCAACTTTTTCACGGCTTGGCTAAGCGCTTTGCCATCCTTTTCGGCGAGCGATCGTTCGGCAGTTTCTCGCACTCGGTTGGCACGTCGAGCTGGGGGGAACGGCAGCACCTGGCACTGACGGCACCAAGCGAAGAGCGGGAGAGAATCAGCTTCGTTCATGCCCGCACCCCCTCCCGAGTTTCCGCCTCGCAAGGAAGGTCTGGTGGCCATTTGCTGGCAACAATGACGTAACCCCTTGCGACAGAAGCCTTCTCTTCATCTTCATTGCCCGTCGCCCGGTAGTACCCGATCCAACGCTCAAATGCTGGATCACCAACGTGCAGCCGCATCAAAGGTGATGGCTTCTCGTACTGAAAATCCTCCCGCCCCCCTGTGGGGGGTAGGGGGGAAGACTCAGCTGAAGATTCAACTGAAGATTCCTCGGGTAAATTGCCCGGTAGTGGCAGGCAAATTGCCCGGTAGTCGTTGGCAGATTGCCCTGTAGTACCCTCACTACCGGGCAAATTGCCCGGTAGTGGCGCGCTCCGAAGTTTGATGAAATCGGATGTCCGTTTGCCGCGCTCGCCGTATCGATGTCTCCGCTCGATCAACTGCAGTGCGACAAGCTTTTTCAGGTTCCGCCGTACCGTGGTGACGTCACAACCCGTCTCTTCTGCCATCGTTTCTTGGCCTATAAACGTCTCTCCGCCAGGATCGCAATGTGCAACGATAGTTCTCAGCAGGTGCCGTGGCCCGCCCCTTGTAGGTGTTGCGAAAGCCCAGTCGAATAGCTGCTGCTTCCAGCTTGGCTCCTCCTTGTTCGACCCGGTCTTGCGATGAGGGGATTTGGATCCGATGCCCATCCCGGTCACTCGCAAAGTCGAGCTCGGTCACGACACCTGGTGGGGTCAAGCGGCGGCGTCATGGCCAGCTTCCTTCGACCAGTAGTCCGCGATTTCGTCGGCGTACCAGTAACGGACGCGGTTCCGATAAACCGGCTTGGGAAAGCTTGAGTTCGGCTCGTTGATCTTGCGCCACAGGGTCATGTCGGACCACCCGCCGCATGCCTTGCGCACTTCCTTGGCGCGCATCAGTTGTCGCGTCGCGGTCACCATCTCCATCTCCAAATATGTTCGGACATGGTGTGATGGTGGCGCCTGGCCCGGCCTAATGCACCATTCGAAAATCTACAAAATCAGCCGCTTTTCGTAGGTGGTATCAATCATTATTGTTCGGGTTTGCGTCTGCGTAGGCAAGGCGCCGACGGCGATTGTGGTTCGGTCCGAGCCGCCAGAGTTCTGCAAGCTTACCTTCGTCGACCCCCTCACCCGCTGCAACTTCCGCTATAACCTGCTTGAGGCGGCCGCGATATTTTCCAGTCGCACGGACCTCTTTCCATCGCTCCTCTAGCTTGAAAAATGCCTCGTAGAGTTCTTCGTCCTGCCCGCTTTCGATAGGTCGGCCTCGGCGGCGCTTTGGTGCATTGTTCCCGAAGAGATACTCGCCGTATTGAACGCGCTGTTCGAAGCTGAGGGGAAATGTCACAAGGTGAGATTTGAGCCCGCTATCGTCGCCTTCGACTGCTTCAAGCAGCGCCATCAGAAACCGATGCTCAACTAGTTCTGCCGCTGTCGCCATGTCCATCAGGCGAAGACCCATTCTCTCCTCAAGTATGCGGACCCACTCTCGCCGCAGCGCGCGCTCCCAGCCACACCGCGCCTTGTACCCCTCCCGGGTCATCCGCGCACCGGCATCGGCACCACATTGCCGGGCCTTTTCTGACCGGTGATCTGCGCGACCCTATTCGCCCAGGCAGTAAGTGCCGCTCTTTTTTCGGGCGCATAGTCGAACTTGTTGTAGATGCCGGCAACACCGCCGAGGGCTCCTGATTTATGGTTGAGCACATGCTCGACGACGTGCACTGCAACGCCGAGAGATGCCAGACCGGTGGCACATGTTCTTCGCAGATCATGGAAGCTCCAAGGCTCTATGGAAACCCGCTCAGGTTCGTCCTCGCGAGCTGCGGCCAACATCGCCTCGTCGATCTGAAATTTTGCTCGACTGAATCCCGAGATCGGAGTTTCGCCTGTCGTCGAAAGCAGCCAAGGATTCTCTTTGCCGTCCACGAGAACACGCGGAAGAGCTCGAAGCGTCTCCACCACATCCGGCGCCAACGGGACGCTTTGCGGCCGGCCGTTTTTGGTCCGACTGCCAGGGATCAACCAAACCGGGTCGGCAGCGTCGAGACTGAACTCAATGCAAGGCGCTTGAGCTACTTCGTTGCGTCTCTGCCCGGTCAGCAGTAGCAATCGCACGAGATCGCCGAATGGCCAGCCTACCTTTGCCGTCGCAATCCAGAGCCAGCGAATTTCATCGTCGCCGAGCACTCGATCACGCACCACGGTCGGCGCCGGCACCTCAATGTCTCGAAACGGGTTGTCAGTGACGATGCCCTTGGCGGCGAAGAACCCGAACGCCTTCGACAACAAGGCTCGCAATCGAACAGCCGACTGCGGCCTGGGATCGACAAGAAACTCTCCGCCGGCGCTGCGCTTGCCGTCGGCGACGGCATCTATGAGAGCGACAATCTCTCTCCTGGTGATCGATCGGATCCGCCTGGTTCGCCACTTCGGAAGGATTTCTCGCCGGATGAAGCCTTCGGTATCGGAGGCGGTGCTGCCCTTATTCTTGATCCGAGTGTGCCGCTCCAGGAAGTCGGAGAACGCCTCCTCGACTGTCTCGATGCGGCGGTGAATTGCCTCTTCGTCGCGTGGATCGCGGCCTTCCTTGACCACGTCCAGCACAGCCTTCGCCGCCTTCCTCGCGTCATGTAGTCCGAGCGCCGGCTTCTCGTCGCCGTAGTCACCGATGGCAAGCTTGACGTTCTGCCCACTGCCTGGCGACCGATACCGCACCATCCATTTGAGCGATCGAGGCCCAGCCACAAAATACAGCCCGGGCTGGCCACCATCTGCAAATTCCCGCTTTTCGGTCGGCCGCTTTTTCGAGAGCCCCTCGATCTTCTTCTGAGTCAGAGCTTCAACCAT